ACAGCGATCCAACTCTAATGGCAGGCATTCCACAGCTCGGAGCGACGATCGACTTCGTGAACGGCCCGGCATTTATTTCAGCAGCATTCACTTTGGACGACGCCATCAAGGGCAAACTAGGAACAGGGCAACTTGCAGACGCAGACGATTCAGTCGACATTTCAGACATCATTCTGCGCTCATCCATTCGAAGAGGACGCAACCGCATCCTGAACAAATTCGAAGCAGGAACGGCCGTCGTTGAGATCAAAGACGAAACCGGCGACTGGAACCCGGCCAATGCAGCAGGCCCCTACTACGGCAAGCTCGTACCCTTGCGCAAAATTCGAATCTTTGCAGATTACGAAGGCATCCGCTACTACTTATTTTCAGGCTTTATCACCAGCTACGACACCACCTTCGCACTTGGAGCCGATGAAGTTTCCAGAGTGATCCTCAACTGCGTTGATGGCTTCCGCCTTCTTAACAATGCAGCGATTACCACAGTGCCAGATACCGGAGCAGGGCAACTAAGCGGAACGCGGATTAACAAACTTCTAGACGTCGTCGATTGGCCGCTTTCACAAAGAGATATCAACGCCGGCGACAGCACCATGCAAGCAGATCCAGGAACGGCAGACAGAACCGTCCTCGAAGCAATTCAAACAGTAGAAAATAGCGAATTCGGTGGCTTCTTCCTAGACGCAGAAGGAAATGCAACCTTCTACTCCAGAACCACAGTCAGCCAGTACGCAGACTCGACACCGACAGTTTTCAGCGACGACGGCACAGGAATCGGATACGCTCAGATTGACCTGGCCTTCGACGACACCCTGATCGTGAATAACGTCTCGGTTCAAAGATTAAACGGAACAAACCAGATCGTAAGCGACCAGACATCGATCGATAACTACTTCATCCATTCAGGAGCCAGAACCGGCATTCTCGTGCAGACAGATACAGAGGCGCTGAACCAGGCAACGATGATCTTGGAATCACGCAAAGACGCAACACTTCGCATCGATTCCATGACGCTCAACCTTGTCGACGACGGCCAGGAAGCACGCAACATCGCCGGCGTTGATTTGGAGATATTCGACCTGGTCAACGTTACAAAGGCAATGCCAGGATCGACATCGATCACCAGTGAATTATTCGTACAAGGACTGCAACACGACATAACAAGGACAACATTCACCACTAAGATACTGACGAGCGAACCGATCATCCAGGCGTTTATTCTCGACAGCACATCGCAAGGAATTCTGGACGTCGCAGGCGTTCTCAGTTACTAACAAGGAGAAATCATGGCAGGAGCAGGATACAAACTATTCGCAACAGGCGACGTTTTGACGGCAGCGCAAGTCAACACTTTTCTGATGCAGCAGACGGTGATGGTATTCGCCGATTCAGCAGCTCGAACCACAGCCCTAAGCGGAGTATTGGCAGAGGGCATGGTTTCATATCTCCAGGACACAAACAGCCTTGAAGTTTATGACGGATCCGCCTGGGTAGGAGCAACCGGCGATATCACAGCTCTAACAGCAGGAACCGGAATCAGCATAACCAGCGCAACCGGGCCAATTCCAACCGTTGCGATCGATTCCACCGTTGCAACTTTGACCGGCAGCCAGACTTTGACTAACAAGACGCTGACAACCCCGGCAATTAACGGCGGCACAAACACCGGCAGCGTTCTCGTAGGGCCAGAAGAGCGAACCACAGTCGCAGCTACAGCAGCCACAGGCACGATCGCATACGACGCCATCACCCAGGGCGTCCTTTATTTCACCAGCAACGCCAGCGCAAACTGGACGCTGAACATTCGGGGCAATTCAGGAACCACACTCAATTCGAGTCTGGCCGTAGGCGATGCGATCACAGTCACGCACCTCGTTACACAGGGTAGCACCGCCTACTACAATAGCGCGGTGCAGATCGACGGATCAGCCGTAACACCGAAGTACCAGGGTGGAACAGCATTCGCCGCCGGCAACGCCTCCAGCATTGACGCCTACGTTTATACGGTCGTCAAGACTGCGGCGACGCCGACCTACACAGTATTCGCAAGCCAGACGAAATTCGCATAAGGGGAATCAATGTCACCGATACTAGGAGCAAGGGGCGGCCTTTCAGCATCGGCCTATGGATTATTCGCGCCGTCTTTAGCTTTGAATTCTTATGAGTCAATACAAACTGTGACAGTAGGCTCAGGCGGTCAAGCTACAGTAGATTTCACGTCTATCCCTAATACATATAAACACTTACAGATACGCGTATTATGTCGATCAGAAACCGCTTTTACTAATGACGGTATTTTAATGCGAGTAGGCACCGGCGGTACTTTAGATACTACTAGCACTTTATGGGGTCATTTCTTGAAAGGTGACGGTGCAAGCGCTACGGCAGGATCTCGCTCATCTACAAATATAGAAATGATCCAATCTTCAGGCGCTACAAGTACGGCAGGGGTATTTGGCGTAGCTGTAATAGATTTATTAGATTATCAAAATACAAATAAAAATAAAACGTTTCGATCTCTTACTGGAGTCGATCAGAACGGATCTACTGGGGAAATTAGATTGATGTCTGGCAGTTATGGGGCGAATACGAATGCTATCGACACTATAAGATTTTACTCAGCTTTTGCCAACATCTCTCAGTACTCATCATTCGCGCTTTATGGAATTAAGGGGTAATCATGACTGCAACTTATGAAAAGATCGCGGCATACACCGTGCCTAGTTCTACGGCTTCATATACTTTCAGTAGCATCCCTGCGACATACACAGACCTAGTTCTAGTAGGCAGTTGCAAAAATACAGTAGGGGCAACTTACGGATTACTTTTACAATATAATGGCGATACGGCTTCAAATTACAGTACAACTTTGTTGTGGGGTAACGGTTCAAGCGCATCAAGTTTTAGATATACAACTCAGTACAACGGAGTATTCGCAGGTTGGGCTGGCAGTACAAACTTTTCACCATACATTATAAATATCCAAAATTACGCTAACACGACAACATATAAAACAACTCTATCTAGATCCTCAGATGCAGGCGATCGAGTAGCTACGACTGTCAGCCTATGGCGTAAAACTCCAGAAGCAATTAACTCAATCAAAGTCGCCTTTGAGCCATCGGCTAATCTTGCAACTGGCACGACTCTCACCCTCTACGGAATAAAGGCGGCCTAAAGATGCCTACATTTACTCAAATCGGTTCAGCTCAAGTCGCTGGCTCAGGTGGAATTTCATCCATTGACTTTACTTCTATCCCTGCAACTTATACAGATTTATGCTTAAAAATGTCTTTAAGAAGTGGCGCAGCTGGAACTGATTTCATAAGAATCAGCCTCAATAACGCAACCACAACTTTTACTTTTAGGACTATAGAAGCAGACGGTACGAACGCAGGCTCTTTCAGTAGCGCAACAGACAACCCTCGATTTTTAGCACAGATTGATACTGCTGGCAATACCTCAAATACTTTTGCCAATGTAGAAATGTATTTTCCAAATTATGCTGGTTCTCAAAATAAAGCATATTCTGTTGATTCTGTAATTGAAAACAATGCAACTTTGGCATATATGAATTTAACCGCTGGATTGTGGTCTAGCACAGACGCTATTAACAGAATCACTATTGTTCCAACTCAAAGCGCAACTTTAGTCCAATACTCAACCGCCTACCTATATGGAGTATCAAATGCCTAATCCAACCCGTATCGAAGTAAACTGCACCACCGGCGAAGTCTTGGAGATCGAGCTGACAGATGCAGAGATCGCACAGCGCGAAGCCGATGCAGCCGCTTATGCAGCTCGCAAGGCCGAAGAAGAAGCCGAAGCACAGGCAAAGGCGACAGCCAAAGCCTCAGCCCAGGCCAAACTTGCAGCTCTTGGCCTGACAGAAGACGAGATCGCCGCCCTTTAATGGGATACCAAGAAGGCGATTGCACCCGGGAACCAACCCGGACGATCGATGACGCCGTCGACGAAGTAGAAGCATCGGGGATCCAGAAGAAACCAGGAGAGCGCCATGCGCACATCGCAAGTCACAGTAACGACTAGCCCGACGAAGATCGTCGCAACCGGAAACATATTCCGAGAAGTCCACATTCATAACGAATCTGGCAACATTTGGATCGGCGGAGATAACACCGTTAGCACTTCAAACGGAGTCAAAGTTGATAACAACAGCCACGACGTGATGCACCTGCCAGCGACGACAGAAGTATGGGCCGTAACCAATACCGGAACCGCCCTCGTTTATATTCTGGAAGTCAACCAATGACCGCGCAGGATTACGCGGCGCTTACAGTTTCGCTGATCACGATCGGCGGAGCCTTTATCGCGATGACCAGATGGCTGGTCAAGCATTACCTGGCAGAATTAAAGCCAAACGGGGGCAGCTCAGTCAAAGACCAAGTGAATCGATTGGAAAAGCGCCTCGATGAAGTTTATAGCCTGCTCCTTAGCAACAGCGATCGTCGTAAGCCTTAGCGGATGCGGATACCAGGGCTGGGTTCGATATCCATGCCAGGAATATGAAAACTGGAGCAACCCAGAGTGCCAGCCGCCGCGATGCGAAGCGATTGGCCAATGCACGAAAGACCTTCTCCCAGAAGTGGATACCCAGAATGGCTAGAAAGCGTTTCACCCCTGAAGAACTTCACGCACGCCTGATCGTAACGATTGGCATCATCCTGGCGATCGTATTTGCCGGATCCGTTTTCAGCCTTTTATACGCCCTGCTTTTCATTACGCAGCCAATGGCGCAGGCCCCAAACGATGCAGCCTTCATCGATCTAGTTTCCACATTGTGCGTCTTTCTGACCGGCACGCTTGCAGGAATACTGAGTGCCAATGGGCTAAAATCTAAACCGAAGCAGCAGCAAGAAGGGGAAGCAAGTGAACCAACTCGATAAGTTTATCGAAGTAGCCAAAGCAGAACTCGGCTACATCGAAGGGCCAGCAGATAACCAAACGAAATACCAGAAGGCAAACCAACCCTGGTGCGGAGCATTCGTGAACTGGTGCGCAAAACAAGCCGGCGTCAAGATTCCAAACTGCACATACACGCCAGCAGGAGCAACAGCATTCATGGACAAGAAGGCCTGGACACTTGCAGAAGCAGCAGATCCACAGCCAGGCGATATCGTCTTCTTTGATTTCCCAGGAGATGCGCTCGATCGCATTTCACACGTTGGAATCGTGATCACGAATAACGGCAACGGCACAGTTACCTGCATCGAAGGCAACACCAGCCCGGACAAGAAGGGCGACCAGCGCAATGGCGGCGAAGTCTGCCAGAAGATACGAGCATTCAAGAAGAAGAATCGCGGCAAGGTAAACCCATCACTTCCAGTCTTTATCGTAGGATTTGGACGCCCTAAATTTAAGGAGATCGCAAATGGATAAGAACAAACTCGAAGCAATTGCAATGACCTACCTGCGAGCAGGAGCAGCAGCAATCGCAGCTCTTTATCTTGCAGATCCGAACCGCCCACTCAAGGAATACCTTGCAGCAGGAATCGCAGCAGTCGCTGGCCCAATCTTGAAGGCCATCGATCCAAAGGCGATCGAATTCGGACGCGGAGCAAAGTAGTCGATGAATCGGGGGGAAATTCTTCAAGAAGCAGCTCGACTCACAGCCAAAGACCGCCAGCAAACATACGGCGATCCAAAGACCAACCACTCCAGAATCGCAGACTTATGGACGACATATCTGGAGCACGAAATAACCCCACAGCAAGTGGCGATATGCATGGCGCTAGTTAAAGTCGCACGCTTGATGGAAACAGAAACCCTGGACTCATTCGTAGATTTAGCGGCATACGCCAGTATCGCCGGCGAGATTGCGACAGACAAATGAACGAAATGATTATCCTCGTACCAACCAGAGGACGCCCACGCAACGCAGTCGAACTATTGGCAGAGCACGATCGATTTTCCACACATTCAGACATCATCTTCGTCATTGACGCAAACGATCCAGAGCACGATGCCTACGAATACGAAGTAGGCGCAGAAAAGTGCATGACGATCGAGAACGAAACCCGGGGCATGGCTTACCCAATAAACAAGGCAGCCAGTGCGATCGTAAAGAAGGGCGAATACAAATACTTCGCCTTCTTAGGCGATGACCACCGCCCACGCACAGCCGGGTGGGATGCACTTCTTATCCAGGCGATGCAGAAGCGACCGTCAATGGCCTACGGCAACGACCTGCTTCAGAAGGAACGACTTCCAACCATGATCGCGATGACCAGCGACATCGTCAAAGCGCTTGATGGCATGGTTCCGCCAAAGATGAAGCATTTATACCTTGATAACTTCTGGAAGAAACTAGGCCAGGATTTAGGAGCGCTGACTTATCTCGATCACGTTATCGTTGAGCACATGCACCCAATTGCAGGCAAAGCGGAATGGGATGAGGGATACAAGGAAGTCAACGCGACCGAAATATATTCATTCGACGCGCTCGCTTTCCAGAACTACATTCAGAGCGAAGCCTACGAATTGCTAAAGCGCAAACTAAGGCCATGAAGCAGCTCATCGCGTACTCTTTATACGGCAGCGAAGAGCGATACACGATCGGCGCGATCAAGAACGCAATTCTGGCAACCAGGCACTTCAAAGGATTTACCCTGCGCTTCTACACCGGGGCCTCGGTTCCAGAATCCATCAAACAAACCCTTCGCCTATTTCCCCACGTGCAGCTCGTAGACGAATATGGGCCAGAAGACCACACAGCCAAACTCTGGAGATTTCAGGCTTTGGCAGACCAGGACTTCGACGTCGTTCTCAGCCGCGACGCAGACGCCAGGCTGACGCACCGGGAACGGATCGCACACGAAGAGTTTCTGGCAAGCGGCCTGGATTTTCACATTATGAAAGATCACCCCACAGGCCACAATTACCAGATCAGCGCCGGCATGTTCGCAGCTCGAACCCGGGCAATCCCGACCGATTTGCACGAAACAGAAGCAGCCAGGAATTACTACACGCAAGACCAGGACTGGCTAGCGGCCTACATTTGGCCCTTAATCAAGGACAGCAGCCTGATCCACGATGAGAGCTACGAAACCCCCACAGAAGGAAAGAGCAGACGCCGGCCATTCCCGATCGGCAAGAAGGCAACCTTGCACCACATAGGGGCGGCTTTGGAAGCAGATGACCGCTTCGTTTTCAGCATTGACCAGACGATGGCAAAGGCCGAATCAGGAAGCGACAAATACCTGGCAG